TTTTTCAACGTCACTCATGAGCTGTTGAGCTCCTGACATTCCGACTTCGACTATTGTTTTAACTTCGTCTTGTTTAGCTTCTTTTTCAGCAGTTTCAACTTCTAGTTGTACTGCTTTCTCTTCTGCTTCTGCAAGTTCCTTAGCTTTAGTTTCGGCTTGTTGCATTGCAATTTTAGCAGCAGTTGATTTTGCTACTTCTTCTGCAAAAGCTTTCAAGTCGATGTTAGCTTCGGGGATTTTAGTGTCATTTGACATTTTAGTCTCCTGTTTTGAGGTTTTATCCTCGGCTTGTGGCGCAGAAGTATTCTGAGCCTCGTTATTATTAAAGTGCGTTTTCCACTCGTTGTATTCATCCATGCTGTCAAATGACTTTGAAACCGAGAACATTGCTCCCTGGTTACAAGGTACACTTACAACTGATACTTCGAATAGTTCGGCATCTTTTATTGTGTATCCATCCGTTTCTTTGTTATAGTCTGCATCCTTGACTCTGAAACCGACGGAAAAGGCCCCAAGAACACCATCTTTAATAAGATCTTTAATTTCGCCTGATGATTTAGAGATTCTCGCTCCAAATTCCAGACCGTTTTCTGTAACTTCTAAAGAAGTTGCGCGACCAATAGGTTTATTATAATCATGATTAAATAGAACGATTGGATTAGTTTTATAATTTTCTAGTCCGTTCTTTTGAATCCATGCATCATGATTGATAACATCTCCTGCTCGGTCGACTGCGTTAGTAGATGCTAATCCTTTAATATTAACACTACCGTCTTCGTCCTCTCCAAGAGTTTTAAAAGTATTTGTCCAATGAAAAATTTTCTCCATGTGTACTTACCTATTCCTTAGCTTTTTTGGGAGCTGCCTTTGCTGTTTTTGGAGCCGCTTTTACTTCAGCTTTTGCTGGAGTAGGTGCTGCTTCTTTATTAGCTTTGGCCCATTGGTCTGGAAAGTTAAATTTTAACATCTGAGTCATTCGTGACCAAGACCCAAAAGGTCTTTTCGCAACCATAAATCTCATAGGTACATCTTCATGCCCCATAGACTTATACTCACTTGGTGTTAAAACTTTACCTTGTTCAGCAAAAAAATTTGCTAGTTGTTCAAGTATCGCTTTCTTGTTCGCCATTATCCTGTTCCTCTTCTTGTGGTGGTTGTCCACCTTCTGTGGGGTTAGCTGCGCTACCCGCTATGTTAGCTGGGACTCTTAGTTCATCGTGTCCTTCTAAAGGTTCACGTCCTAGTTGGTCTCTAGCCTCGTTTGGCGTCATAATACCTGTGTTGACTAGTGTTGCATAATATGCAGCCTGGTCTCGTAATTCGGGTTGTAAAGCTGGAATGTCTGTAACATTCTCACTTAGTTCAAATCCGAAGTATCTTTCAAAAGCATACGACATTTTTCGTACTATAGGGAGAATTGTCTCCAAATAGTAAAGTCTGTGATTGGGTCTAATGTTGGCATTGTTCCCACCATCTAGAAGTATAGGCGGTACGCCCATTGCTTCTAAAATTATTTTCTCATTCGCGTGAATTGATGTTTGGAAGTCGAGTTCTTTGAAGTTTATCTTCGTCAAACTATCAACTTCTAAACCGCCATCCAAGATGAGAGGGCGTTTACCGCCATTTCTTGGATTGTACCTAGTAGACCAGCTTTGCAGCATTCTTTCTTTGATTCTCTCGGAAAGAGTATTAGGGCTTTTAAGTACTAATCCTGGAACTGCTCCATTCTTGAAGAAGTTGTCTTGAAACTTCCTCATGTTATCTAGTAAATACATTGTTCGATACGCTGGTTTTAACCTTGGTGTCCCACGATATATTGATTTAAATGAGTTTTCTTTAATATGAATAATTTCTTTCGTAGAATAGTCAACATGACCATCATATGTGAATTTCTCAATGTAAGTACTAGTATCAGAATGGATAGTTACATTCTGTGCTGGAAGATGATATAAATGTCTTCCATCAAAATATACGAAGATGTTTCCGTCAATCATTAAGTCAATAATAAGATTTCTCTTAAAAGTATTAACATCTTGAAACGGATTCGGTTCTTTATTAAGTAATAAGTCAACACGAGTTCTTCGAACATTATCTACAACTGGTGTTATTCCATTTACTTTATTTCCCACATCATATTTAATATCTGCGGAGTCATCTACTATCATATTTACAGCGCGATTAACTACTTCTAATTCTTCATACGCTGATCTGTAATTGTCTTTGATTTCTCGGGTGTCAATCGTCATACCCTCGTCCATACCGATAAAGCTTTGCGCAGGATTCAGTTTTTCCTGATCCTCAACGACTCTACCTAATATTCTGTCATACCATGCCATGTTTTTCTCTCTGTTTCCCCACCCATCTCTTTTGTTTAAGTGCTGTCACCAGTTTGGGTCTTTTCCCATAGATACTGTGTAGCCTTTGATGGTGGGCTTTGCATAGTGTAGCAGCTTCATTGTAAATCTCGTTATTAAATTCTTCAATAAACTCTTCACGGAGGTTCATGATCTCATCGGCTGTTGTTATAGTAATTTTCTTACTAGTCAACCAAGTATCTAAAAGCTCAGTCATTCCGTAGAAATGGTGAAAGTCTAAATGTTCTGTGTCTCCACAGATAAAGCACTGGGTGTCTTTATTATATTTAGATTTCGCTTTGTCTCTAACGTACTTGACTAAATCTCGTTTTAAATCCATAAATTCCTTATTAATTAAAATTATACCAAATTTTTACCTTCATGTCAACAATTATTTTTTCGTAGGTGTAACACTAGAAACTACTTGCAGATGTCTCAAACGTATACAGCGCATATCTCAGTGCATCTGACATATGACTTGCCATATTATGTTTAGGCTTTTCTCTAAGTAAGTTAGGGTTACTGTCCCATTGGTATTGGTCTACGCATGATAATGCTTGTGAACATCTTTGATCTATAATCAATCTATCGTTATCTATAATACCCGCTGCATGCCCAATACCGTCTAAAACAGATTTTTTCGCATTAATAGTAGATATATCATAATTCTGGGCAAAGTCAAATCTAGTTTGCTGTGCGGCGGAATCGATATAAATGTAATCAATGTTGTATTTATCTACCATTCGGCGTATTTCTACGGCATGGTGTTCTGTGGTTCTTTCAGCGTCCATGTACTCATCTATAAGATAGAATTTTTCTTGATCCCAGTCATAAGCTATGACGCACAATGCTGTTGGATCTTTATACCCAACATCTAATCCCGCGAACACGTCCATATTACTAGTGTCAAGCTGACTAAGGTCTGCAACACACTCTTCAAAATTAAAATTCCAAATTTGTCCTTCATAGGTGTTAAAGTCTGCCATATATTCTTGTGCAAACTCTGCCTCGGACATCGCTTTTTTAGCTTCTCTGATGTCATCATCACTGAAGCGAGGATTTTCATGATAAGTAGCTCTGATTGATGCCCAATCGTGAAACTCATCACTATAACCCCTGTGATAAAAGTCTGCAAACCAATTATTTCTACCCCGAGGAGTAGATATAAATACTGCTTTACTATTATCTTTATCTAGTGTAGGACGAAGGGCTACATTAAAGGCATCTTTCCCGTCAGCTAGTGCTGCTTCGTCGAAAATTATTAAGTCGTATGATCTTCCTACAGAGGAGTCGACTTGATTTACTGAACCCATACGGATAGTAGAACCATTCGATAGTTCTATTACTTTATCTTTTGCATTATCTTTTACCACCTCGAGATCAAAATGCTTTATAAGCTGTCTTTGTAAATCGAATGAGATTTGAGATAAAGAGTAGTTAGGTGACATAATTAAAATGTTCGAGCCCGGCACGAGTGAAACAAGTTGTCCGATGACGTTTGCTATATATGTCTTTCCTTGCCGTCTAGAAATAGCGGCACACACAAATCTGTATTTTGGGTTGTTGACAGCATTGATTAATGCAGTCTGTGAACTATTGGGCTGTATACCTAATAGGTCTAAGTAAGAATGGATAGGTAATTTTATAAACCTATCGGCTGTCGGGAAGTCCATAAAGCTATCGCTAACTATGTCGGTTCTACTAATATCTAACATTAGTGGATCGTTCTATTTAGTATATTGCCTACGGATCTTGTATTGCTCAAGCCGCCCTGTGTATCTGCCATGTATAAAAGATATAAATATCCCATACATATCTCACTCATAATCTGATCTGACTCAGACATTTGTTTAGTTTGTTCTGCTTTTTTATTAAGCAATGCAAGTGTAGAAGTGCTGTAAGCAGCAATATCTTCTAACCAAGCAGCGTTATCCACTTTTAACTCCATATTATCGGTACACCTAATACTTCAGCGTGTGCTGCAAATATTTGGTGGTCTTGATCTTTTATGAGGAATGTTACTTCCCCTGGTGCGATTGTAATTGAAGCCAGTGTTGCGTCTGCTGCATTTGCTACAGTTACTAACCTTGTTGATGCTCCAGAATTTACTAGTCTTACATTTGTTGCGTTCTCAAAAGTTGAAGCTCCGCCAACGTTTACGCCACAAGCAGCTTCTGCTGCCATTAATCTCATAGACATTTCTATCTCTCCTTAACGTTCTTTGAACGTTTCTTGCTTTTCTGCCTTGCTGCTAACATTGCATCTTCGATATCGACTTTACCGTCTAGGTTTTTATCTGTACCATTGATCATGTTCCAAAGTTGTTTAGCTTTTTGTTTAAATTTGTTTACCATTTTACCTTATTTGCCCAATATGCTGCAGACATTTTGCCCCGAGCTATATTTTTGGCATGACGAGCTTTGAATGAGGCTCTACGTGCTTTCTGTGCCGCTGTTTTTGGAGATTTTCCTGCTCCCGACACACCCTGTTGTCCAAATCGTATAGTCTTAGTTTTTTTACCAACTTTGGCTACAACTACATGAGACTTTGTTCGGTGATTAGGCGTACGCTTTGGTTTATTATACCCCGATACGCCTATTCTTTTTAACTTTGAGGACTTTTTTGGCTTACTTCTTACTGCCACTTTTCTTCTTGCCTGGCTTTTTCTTCTTTGGGCGACCTCTAGTCTTCCCATATGTTCCTTTTCCTGCTGGCATTATTCAGCCTCGTAACATGTCCAAGCACCATAGCCTAAACCTGCCACTGCTAATATTTTAGCTAGTCCACCAGTAAATAGTACGAGACCACACACTACTATTAGTACTGCTCCATCCCAACTTGTTCTTTCTGATACTCTCTTTTTTAACCAATCCATCTATTTCTCCCATTTGCCTTTTGGACATGATGCCCTTTTCAGCCTTGCTTTAATTGGCATAAAACATTTACATGCTTTACACACTTTAAACTTAGTATAC